AAGATTTATTTATGATATTTCAAGAAAATAGTTGACAAACTGTTTATCATAGATAAAACTATAGCATATACACAACAATTAAAGTGTGTATGCTTTTATCAAGCACTAGCCACACAATAAGACTTACCTCAAAGTATAAGCCCAGTGCAGAGAGGCAGCGCAGCCTCAACGCAAGACTGACTACCTTATTACGAAGAGCCTCTTCATGGTGGATATGTAGTGTACTAAACCCACGCCATATCTATAAGGAGATTTAACTATGGCTATTACATCAGCGAGTGGGGGCTTTGCAAATAACTTTAGCCCTATTATGTACTCAAAACAGGCACAGATTGCTTTAAGAAAAGCTTCTGTTGTCAGCGCAATCACCAACAACTCATACTTTGGTGACATCGCAAATCAAGGGGATGTTGTACGCATCCAAAAAGAACCAGACGTAACTGTAACCGCACTAGAGCGTCACACAGCTATTTCTGTAGAGAAACTAGATGACACTGACTTCCAGTTAACCATCGACAAAGCTAACTACTTTGCTTTCAAAATGGATGACATCGAAGAGCAGTTCTCACACATCGACTTCGTAAGCCTAGCTGCAGACAGAGCAGCATACAAAATGGCTGACGCTATTGACGTAGATGTTTTACTGTACATGACAGGTACAGCTTCAAGTGGTCAATACTCCACTGCTGTTTCTGGTACTGCACAGCATCCAACAGCAGGTGAGATCAATGGTGAGTTCTTGAAAGTGAACCAGTTGGACATGTCTGACATGACTAACATCACAACTTCAGCTTCATCATCTACTACTGGTGACTCTATCCCAATAGCACCTAGACTACCAGGCGCTACTGCAAAAGCAACTACAACAGCTTCACCATTGCAAGTTATTGCAAGAATGGCTCGTCAGTTGGACACAGGCAACGTTGACTCACGTGGACGTTACTTGGTTGTTGACCCAATCTTTGTCGAGATGTTGAAGGATGAAGATTCACGTCTTTTCAACTCAGACTTTGGTGGCAACGGTCAGCTAATGAACGGCTTGGTTGCAGATAACATCCACGGCATGAAGCTGTATGTTTCAAACAACCTACCAACAGACGGTACAGGACCAGGAACTTCTGGCACAACTGCACAAGATGACAACTTCGGTATCATCCTAGCAGGTCAAGAAGAAGCTGTAGCATCTGCAGAGCAGATCAACAAAGTTGAAAACTACAGAGATCCTGACTCATTTGCAGACATTGTACGTGGTATGCACCTTTACGGACGTAAGATTCTACGCCCACAAGCATTGGTGACAGCACGTTACAACGCTGCTTAATCAAGTTAAACTTAGAGGCTGGCTTAATGCTGGCCTCTTCGTGCATTTAAATCTTTGAGGATATTGACATGGCTATAACAACGGCAATGTGTACAAGTTTTAAATCGGAGCTTCTTGGTGGTACTCACGATCTGGACACGCACACGTTAAAACTTGCATTAATTAAAAGCGGTATGTCTGGTACATATGGCGCAGCAACAGCAAACTACTCAGATGTTACAGGTAACTCTGATGAAGCATCTGGAACAAACTACACTGCAGGTGGACAAAACCTAGACGGTGCTACTATTGCAGTATCTGGTACAACTGCACACGTAGACTTTACAGATGAAGTATTTTCTAACGTAACAGTATCAGCAGCAGGTTGTATTATTTATAACTCTTCAGCTTCTAACAAAGCTATTTGTGTGATTGACTTTGGTGGCACAGTCAGTGCTACAGCAGGTGATTTAACTATTGAGTTCCCAGCAGCAGATGCATCAAACGCAGTAATACGTATTGCCTAAGAGGTAAGTTATGGCAGTCGTTGCAGCTACAGCTAAGTTCGGTGTTGGTGTATATGGTGCATCTAGTTATGGTGTAGTAAATGTATCAAGAACACTAACAGGCGTAGCTGGAACAAGTGCATTAGGAACAGTAGAAGCTAAGACAAGTGAAGCTCTACTAAGTGTCTCTGCAACTGGTGCTGTAGGCGCAGTACAAGTTAATCTAGCACCAAACATTACTGGCGTTGTAGGTACATTTACACTAAACGGTGCAGGACTAGATGTAAAGAGTGTAAATCGTGTTCCTGTAACACAAAATGCACTAACA